TTAGCTCCTTTTGCTGTTATGGGCGGGTTAGTATTATGACAGGAATAATATCAGCACCAATGCCGAATATAGCAACAAGCAGAGATAAAGAGTTTGCAAGGATACCTGTTGATGTTGCTCAGACTTCATTTTTTGAGGGTAGAGAGTTTAGATTTACTCGCAAACTATCATCACCTATTGTTTTTAGGTTTACCGCTCCAGTTGAATTTGTGCTGTCATTCCAATCATTTACTATAGCGACTGGCGAATATGAGTTCAAGGCATGGCGCGGTGACAATATTACCCCATCCGGTATATGGACTGATTTACCTGTTTTTGCCAAAAATACCAGCTTAACACGCGCATTATTTAACGGCTTGTTTTACGTAGGCCAATGCGCCATTGCAACAGGTGGATCAATAGCCGTAATAGACGCTAATCTTTACAGCGATTTTGCTTGGTTAAAATCAGCAACAGCATCAGGACAATCAGCTAGCATTGCTGACCAATCTACGCAAGGCAGGTATTTAGCAGCAGGCACTTATTACCTACAGTTTACAGGCACAGCCACAGGCTCATATTCTATAGAATGGGAAGAAAGACCTTGAAATGCTGCGATATAACCATTGCAGACCTGAATCGTAAGGTACTTGTACAGGATTTAGTGCAGACTACTACACTAACTGGCTTTACTGAATCATGGGTAAACGTGGTTAGTGTATGGGCAAAGATTAAGAACATGAGCGGCACAGAATTAGTGCACGCTGACCAGTTAGGCGCAACGGCTTATAGTGATTTTACTATTAGATACCGCACCGGATTAACTGAAAAAATGAAGATTGTTTATCGTGGTATTGATTACCAAATTAGACACATTAACAACGTAGAAGAAGCTGACCAGTTTTTAGTCATCAAGGCTGAGCGTGGTGTTAGTCAATGAGTATGAAAATTACAGGCGATATTGAACTAGCTGCAACGCTTAGACGTTTAGGTGCTGATATGCAAGACGCTGTTGATAAAGGTGTGCTTGTTACTGCTCACGAGGTAAGAACAACAGCCATTAAGTCAATACAATCTCAATCAGCAGGTCGAATGGTTAGCCGTAGTCGTCAAGGTGGCGGTGTTTATGCTCACATAGCAGCCAGTGCAGGCGCTGCGCCTAACACTGATACAGGAAAGCTTGTGGCTAGTATTGCAGTAGAGAAAGAATCTGATGCCCATTACACAGTCGGATCAAACTTAGACTACAGCGCATGGCTAGAAATGGGAACAAGCAAGATGCTCCCTAGGCCATGGCTAGAGCCAGCACTCAGAGCAAATATTAATAATTTACGTGACAACATTGTTAAGACTGCAAACCTAGCAATCAGTAAGGCGAGCAAATGAGCGTACAAGTTCAGGTCATGTCGATGATAGTTAGCGCCTTACGTGCTGATACTGCATTGACTAGCCAGTTAATTACATACTCGACTACCAACGGTGTATTTACCCACGTAGCACAAGGGTTTGATGATTACCCATATGTTGTCTTATATGACATAGATTTAAACGGTGATGACAATGACGTCACACTAGCATTTGACGGTGTATTTAACCTGCATAGCTGGTCTGACAGTTTAGACTTTGCTGTTATCGGTAACATACAGAAAGCAATTTACAACGCTTTACACAGAGCAAGCTTAACAATGACGGATTATGATTTAATTGATATGTATCAAGAGAATCAGATAACACTACGCGACCCTGACGGTATAACCCTTCACGGTGTACAGCGGTTTAGAATTATTTTACAAAACAAAGAGGCTTAAAAAAATGGCAGCAGGAAAAGGTTTTACAGGGCGCAAAGTTACCCTAACAATTGGCGGCGTTGGTTCAATACCAATTATGACCAAAGGCTTGGCTATGTCCAATGGCGCTGTAGACGTTACCAGCGACACTAGCAACGGATGGACTACAATACTAGCTGAGGCAGGCGTTAAGTCAGTTAAGTTATCATTCAGTGGCGTAGTTGAGAATCTTAGCTTGCTTATGTCAGTAGTTCAGAATGTTAGCCAGTTATACGCCTGTGTTCTTACGTACCCTGATGGCAGCACTGTTACAGGTGACTTCCAATTTGGTGAGTATTCAGATACAGGTGACAGCGGTGATAAGTACACATTTGATGCGGCTCTAGCTTCATCTGGCGCAGTTGTATTTGTTGCAGGCGTTTAATTATGGGTATGATAATGCGAGAAATTGAGATTGATTACAAAGGAGAATCTTATGACATCAGCATGAATATGGGGCTGATAAACAAGATTGAGTCGGCTGGAGTCAATATTCTATCTTTGCAAATATGTCTTGATGAAGGCGGAATACCGCCTTTAAGTCTTTTATCAACTATGTTTGCTATATGTCTATCATCTACAGGAAAGCGCGTTACTCCGGACGATGTATGGGCATATATAACAAGTGGCGGGGATGGAACAGCAAAAGCGGTTGCAGCTTGTCGAGTTTTATTAGCTTCAATGTTCATAGATACAGGTACAAAAGACGGAAAAAAGTAGAATCATCTGGGACATTAACAAGCTTCCCTTGGAGGGAACTTTACAGGAAATGCATTACTGAGTGGAATATTAGCCCGTCTGACTACTGGTTAATGTCACCAGATGAAATATCCCTACTGATAGACGGGAATAAGGAGGTTGTAATGTATGGAAGTATGTCTCAATATGATGTTGATGAACTGGTAAAAATGCACGATAGCGGGGATTTTATTTAATGACTGAAATAGCTGGCATTACAGCAAGGCTTAAAGTTGAGGCTGACACATCTGGTTTAGTAACTGGATCGGCTGTAATTTCGGCTACAACAAAGAAAATAAAGGATGAATTTACTCAAGTAGACGCAGCCACCAGTAAGTCAGTTGGCAACCTAAATAGAGGATTTTCTAATCTAGGCAATCAACTTAAATCAATGGGAAGCAAGTTCAGATTCCAGAAGGGAGGAATCCAACAGTTAGGCTATCAAATTCAAGATGTCGCGGTCATGTCTCAGTTTGGCGCTGATAAATTCGTAATATTAGGAACTCAAGGTTCACAAATTGCGTCATTATTTGGACCAGGGGGCGCTGTATTTGGCGCTGTCTTGGCGCTATCCGCTGCAATAGGTGGAACATTGGTTAAGTCTCTAATGTCAGCTAAGGACAAGGCTAAAGAATTACCTGCTGACATGATGAAGCGGTTGGATGCAATAAAAGCAAAGTTCGAGGAAGTTAACGAATCAAGTAAATCGGCCTTTACTGGCGTTGAGGTAGGCAAGCTTAATATTGAGTATGATGCGCTACTTGCTAGGATAGTAAAGCAAAAAGCATTAGCTGATAGTTTAAAGGGGCAGGCAGGGCCACTTGCTTCAATGGCCTCATCCGCTCGTGATGAAATAAAAAACCTAGAAGGTCAAGCTTCTAACTTAGCTTTATTAATTGGCAAAGTTGGTGAAATGTCATTTGGCAGGTTTGCGGCTGATTCTGGCGATGTAGCCATGGATGATGGTCAGGAAGAAATGACAAAGCGCCTAACTAACGTAAAGAAAGGAATAGAGTCAGAGCAGTATACTATTGAGACGTTCAGAAAAACAAGGCAGGCTGTAATTGATGGCATGTACTCAGATGAGCAAGCTGCTGCTGCTAATAATGACATAATGACAAGAGAGAAGATTGACTCTAATTTAGACGCAACACTAGCAAGCCTTGAAGAAGAAAGGCGCATGGTTGGCGAAAACCAAGTGCTTACGGATGCTGAAAAATTAGCAAGAATGGAAGAATTAGGCGCAATAGAGCTTAGCGCTAAACAGCTTCATAACATGGCTTTACTTGCTCAGAATGAGAAGTTTCATGGTGAGATGACTGACATTGAAAAGAAAGCGTTTATGGAAAAGTTAAAACTATTAGACGCAGAAAAACAAGCAAAGCAAAATGCTGTAAGTTCAACGTTCAGCAATTTAGCAACGTTAATGAACTCAGGCAGCAAGAAGTTGTTTGAAATAGGCAAAGCATCCGCTATTGCTGGCGCTATAGTTGACGGTTATGCTGCTGTATCTAAAACAATGGCATCTGTACCTTATCCATTCAATATACCTTTAGCGATAGCTCAGGGCGCAGCTAGTGCAGTGCAGATACAAGGCATTGCCAAGCAAAAAGTTGGGGGCGCTCAATCGATGGGCGCAACACAGTCATTCAGCGGCGGAATGCCAGTTACTAACACAGGTCAACAGCAACAGACTCAAAACGTAGACGTATACCTATCAGGTGATAACTTTAGCCGTGGCGGTATTGCTGGATTAATCGGAACTATTAACGACTATATCGGAGACGGTGGGACTAAGATTAGAGTTAATTAATAGAAAGAAGTGGTCAAACCAGTTAGAATATACAAAAAAGAGGAATCATCATGGCACTAACACCAGTTACACCACCAACTATTGATTTACCTAGTTTAGCAACGGCCGAGACAGTGCCGACTTTAGTTGCTCCATCACTTGCGACCGCTGAGGCTGAGAGCACTATAACAGCACCAACAGCCTTTGCTACTCAATCAGCCAGTGTTATTCCTGTACCTGCATCAATTACACCTGTTGCTATTCCTCCTTACGATTTAGCTGATTAAATATGACCGCCGTATATATAGACGCTTTACCAGTAGACGGTAGCAGTAACCACTTAACACCGACACCGGCGTGGCCAATCTTCACTCCTGTTATTATAGGTGCAGTTACACCATCAGGTTATAGTTCAGCGGATACAATACCATTTATATCAGTTCCAACATTAGCGGGTGCTGTTGTGCTGTCTGCTGTTGCTTCTGGCGCATTAGTTGCTGCATCTTTATTTGCATCAATTGGATTACCTTCTTTAGTATTACCTATTGTTTATACGTCTTTATCAGTGCCAGTAATAGCAAGCGCAAGCACATTAACACCTATATCATTACCAGCTTTATCATTGCCTAGTGCTTATACCGCTGTATCTTTACCTGCTCAAGCTTTAGCGGTGGCGCTTACTGCAGTATCAATCCCTGTTTATGATTTAGCGTCTTTAGTAACTTCTGTATCTGAACCAGCAATCCCAGCACCTACGCTATTCACGGCTAACGCAGGCACATCAGAAACACCACCTTACCCGCTTACGCACGCGCGTATTTTGTATGATAATTTACTACTTACATCCACAGTAACAGCAACAGCAGGAACGACACCTAGCTATACTTTAATC